GCTGGTATGACCAGGACTAATTTCACTGGTGGGGAAATTGCTGGCACGGCACAATCCGTTGAGGATGGGCGGTCATTCAACGCATTCACTGGGGGCGGGAAGGTCGGCAAGAGAGTAACGGCCATCACTGGCCTCACACACCTTGTCGGTGAAACGGTTGGTGCATGTGGGGATGGGGCTGATCTTGGGACATACACAGTAGCCAGTGACGGTACTATCACGCTCTTGAGCGCATCATCTATAGTCCACGTTGGACTCCCATATACGAGCGAGATCAAGACGATGCCCCTCATCTTCTCGTCACGCTCAGGGGATACCCGTGGATACAAGGTACGCGCCTACAAGACGCTCATACGTTTGTTCAGGTCTATTGGGGGCAAGGCGGGCTTTGGCGACAGAATAGACGAGATTGATTACCGCGTTCCGTCCGATGATATGAATATGCCCCCCGATCTATTTACAGGCATGAAGGATGTCGGTGTAACCATCAGCAGCAATAGGGATGCACAGGTAACGATCCAGCACAGCGGGCCGCAGCCCATGACCATCCTTGCCATACACTCCGAAGTTGATATTGGGGGCGTGTGATGTCGTTGACCTCATTGCTATCGAATCCAGCAACCGGATATATGGCGAATATGTTTGCCGGTATATTCACCGGCCAGGCAGAGAAAAAAGCGGGCAGGGTCAATGCCGCAGATATCCTCACCGCCGCTGCGTGGGACATAGAAAACGAGAAGGCCACCCAGCTACTCGCAGAGGGACACCTCAGGCGGGCCTTTTACATAAAGAGAGAGCAGTACGAAACGCGCTCTACCGGGGCGGGACTCAACTTTACCGGATCGGTAATGGACGAATACATGGCTGGACATGACCGAGATATAATGGCTATCGAAACGTTCTTGTTTGAGGGAAAGCTGAAAATAGCAAGAATGCAGTATCAGGCGCAACTGGATGCGCGCCAGGCGAGGATGCGGGGAGAATTCGCGGCTTCGGACTCATACGCGCGAGCGGCAGGTCATTTCGTGGGGTTGACCCGGACACCTAGCTTCAAGGACTTTAGCCAATCACTGCTCACATGATGGATATTTGACATGGCATTCAACAGCGGACCATCCGCAGAACAAGAAATGGCACAAGCACAGAGCCTTGCCCGTGGCGGTGCGCGCATCAACGTGCCGGGGATATTCCCAACCCCATCTGTCGGCAGCCTGGAAGGGGTGGGCAACGCAATCCTCAGAATCGCTGATCTTGAAGCCAGGAGAGATGCAGAGGCCAAGGAACTCCGTAGCAAAAGAGATGTAATACTGTTCGAGATGGCAATACAGCGGGATTTCCAAGACATAGGATTAGACGCAAGGGGTGAGCCATTCGATGAGATATTGTCTTATTACGACAGCGCCGCAGAAGCCCTCCTCAAAAATAACCTGTCTGTATACATGGCAAACAAACCAGGGACATCGCCGGAACAACGGGAGGCACTGTTTATCGCTGGCATGAGGCGATTAGTTGTAGAGCGAGATAAGGTGTCGCAAGATGTTCCAGAACTCACCATAAGAGACGTAACCGTCACGCTACAGCGAAAAAGCGACTCTGAATCTGGGGATATCAGGAACGATGGCAAGGACGGGCAGTCAGCATACAAAGCGTATGAGGCGGCCCTGAATACTCTTGGCCCACAACTCGGTCGTGCTGAAATAGATGGCATCTTAGCCACCGCCGCTAAACACTTTGCAAATCACTGGGTCATACACAACCTGGATAACTTTGAGGCGTTGTTGGAGCTGGAAGAGGGAAAAGACGCAGCACCCGGTACTCCCGAGGCAGAGCGGTGGGATTTCTATGAAAACAATCTGACTGATGGCCGCCTGTCGGTGATTGTCGAAGCTGCCCATATAGCCAAGGAGGATGCCGAACACGATGCCTCAGATAAAGGGATCACCAAAGCGGTTATGAACGCCATGTCGTATGCCGCCGACATTTCCCGTATAGAGGAGCAGGAAAACAACCCACTCACAGCCAGGGTAACGTCCCAGGAGGAAGTAATTAAGGCGATCTTCATACTCCAAAATACGGTTGATGCTGAAGATTACTTTGGCAAAGACGCTTTCGATGAGATGGTAAGGTTGGGAAAAGAGCCAAAAAGGGAACTGGAGCGGGTGTTCTTGGATCGACTTATAGATGTGCTTTCTGAGGATCATAATGTGCTGGCCGCATCTTCAACACTTGATGCCATAAGGGGTGGGAAGCATCCAGATCCTTATGGCGTACTCACATCCCCAAAATACAAGGGCTTGATTGGACCGGAGTGGAAGGCACTAAGAACAAAGGCAGATCAAAGATACGAAGAACTGGCTGTACCCCGAAGGCTTGCCCACAACCAGTCAAGGACTGCTCAAATGGTGAGGCGCGGCCAATTTGCCGATCTGGGACAGTCTGACTTGGAGCCAACTGATGCCCGATTGAACCAAGAGTGGAACAGTGCAGTTTTGAGCAACAGGGAACCCATTATATTGAACGTCTTGGCGGGTTGGATTCTCTACAAGCCCGAGGTACACAATGCCAACATTCTCAATTGGATTGGCTCAAAGCTGGGAGATGGCGAAAGATATGATCCAGATGAGATGCAGGCCGCAATGGATATATTCAGCCCCAATGGGCATGTAAGGAGGGCATTGGCAGCAGCGGGCCAAGCAGGAAGATTCAGGGATTTCAAAGCGATGTTGGATGCTCCTGACGTTCAGCGTTATGACATTTATATGCTGCAACATGCTGCTCGCTTTAGTAACCCCAATGATCGAACGGTTCTGGGCAACCCTGGCTATAACCCTGCGTTCTTGGTTGGATACAATGGCCCAGAGGGGCAGCCAGAGCATTCAGCGCATGAACAATTGATGGACGGGCCGTTATTACGCACATACTACGAAGATATTTATGGTCTAAAGCCAGGCCAAATGACTGAGGATCAGCGCATGGAGGTTAGGGATATCTATTGCCATATGTACGCACAAGCCAGGCTTGATCCGCAGGCCCGTATCAATGCGAACCCCGTGACACTAAAAGACTTTAGGAAATATGCCGCTGAAGGTGCAATCCTACACTTTGAGCGTATAAGAATAAAAAACAAGCAGAGATAATGGCAAACGATACACCCACTACACCACAAGAAGATTCACCAGTCGAATCACCCACCGAGATCCCCCCGTTCATGGGGAGCCTTGTGCGAGATGAGGAGGGTGAGGTTGTTGGTCTTGAGGAGGGAACATCCCTACAGCCATACCGGAGGGTGGGCATAACGGAGAAGTTTCTTGATCCTGAGACTGGGGAGATGGTGGGGGTTCGCTCTTGGACATCAGCCTCAGGCGATGTCAAGTTCGGCAGGAACCTTGGCAACTACCTATACACAGGTCGCAGCGTTGGTCTAATAATAGGCGATGGTAGCCCCCCGAGATACGATGCAGAGGGCAATGAAATCCTCTCCATGCCTCCAGCTTCCAGAGCTGTTGCGACACAACAGTTGGAAGAACTGGTGGATAACAGAAACTACGCGGGGCATATATGGTGGTCAGAGCATGAGCAGGCAACGAGGGATGAGCGTGGCAGGAGAACCCTTACGCCTGTTACCCATAACGGGAGACTGGTGGGAATGAGCGAATACCGATGGTCAACCAACACAACCCAGGTTCATTGGATGATTGGGCATCAGGTGTATCCCATGCCAGCACCCGGAGTGAGGTCTGGTCAGAACATTGTCAGGGAGGATTACAGGGCAGTTACCGGGGGCCACCGTGTCATAAGAAACATAAAGACCGGAGTAAGAGAACTCCTTATGTATGAACACAGAGCACACGATGTGGAGAAGGATGATTGGGTTATTGAGAAATGGGGCGGCCCGACAGTTTATGATAAAGATGGCAACGTAATAGAGCACGAGAAAACGGTTGCGAACTTCGCTGGTGGACTGGGGATTACAAGTCAGCCCTGGAGGGGAGTGCCAAAGCCTCTTATGGAGGAACAGATCAATGAACTGCGTGCTTCTGGGTGGTCTATGGAGGACGATCCAATGCAGGGGCAAGCAGCCAGGTTTGACAATGCACTCGTTCTGTGGCTAGAGCAGGCAGAAGATCCCGAGGTGATTTTCAGGGCTGACAATTTTGGCCCAGAGCTGGCTGCGTATAAAAGACCACAGGGATGGGGCAAGGGCTTCTTGGACATCCACCGTCTCTCTGACTTGCGCGATATAAAAAAAATCGCCACCACTTGGCTTGAAGAGTCTGTTACGCGCGAGTGGAACAACCACTTTATGAGGCACCCGGAAGATAAGGAGCCTGAAGTTCAGGCTATTCTGGATGACATTCTTGCTGACTTGGGATGGCCTCCTGGCGATATTGCTTCGGTAGAGCATGGGTTTATTTCTGAAACAGGGGAGTTATCACGGCTGTTTCGCACGACCGGAGGCGCAGCGGGAACAACGGAAGATAAGACTCGGGTGGCCCCACCATCCAGTCCTTCCCCCCAATCCTTCCCACACGGGAACATATGGGAGAGAAGCCTGAGGCCACCGAAGCCACGATGATTCTGCCACCCGAAGATAACCCGACCTCCGTTGAGGAACCAGAGGTTTTGCCTGATGCCACGCCAGGGGTGGCCGTGGAGCCAGTTCAGCCCACCGAGCCACCACCATCCCCTGTAACAAGGGAAGCAATCGTCCCCCCCCGGGAGGAGATGACTGATCTTGAGCTTGACGCACAGCAGAACTTTACGGCAGCAGAGCGTAGGGCTTTATTGGGCCATTACCACCGGGGCGCAGCCAACATTAGGTGGCAGGGTGTCGATAGCCCCCAAGCCACGGCATACGAACAACTAGGAATGTCGGTCGATGAGGCGATAGGACTGTTCCAGTCCCTCCTCCTTGAGGTGCCAGCCAGTCTGGAATTGCATGGATGGGATAATGCGGGCGCATTCTTTGATAAGTTTACGTCTGAATCGGGGGATCAGTGGCGAAACGCGATTCTGAATATGGGTGAGTGGGCCGAGAGAGAACAACTGGAAATAGCCACCCGCAGCGAAATCTACGGCCTATTCCAACTCTACTCAGAAAATCCCGATAACCCGACCGTTGCAAGGGCTTTGGTGGGCTTTGGCGACAAGGCCATTGATTTTGGCGGCGGCATCATTATCTGGGCACCAGCGATCTTAACCAAGAATAGGGCCGTGTTACAGACAACGATTGGCCTTATGGCTACCCAGGCAGCGAATGATGCAAAGAGAAAGACCGGAAGTTCAGGGATCGCGCTTGGGGTGTTTGCGTTAGAGGTTGTTCGCCTGAACATGATGTTCGTGGGTGTCGGCCATTACATGGGAAGGACGAAGCAGGGAATGACGGCAGAGCTTGATGCTCTAAGAAGAACACAGTCGGCAAGGAGTCTTGATGACATAGCGGCCAGTCTGTCATCACGGGTAAGGGGGGAGGGTGTGCAAGCTGAGATTGCCACCCTGGAGTCAGCGGGAGGCTTGGCTGGTGCTGGGAGATGGGCAGCCCGCGCGTACAGAGAAGGAAGAATAATGGCGATTGTAAAGGGGTTTCTGGAGGCCCAACCCCCAGCAGTAGCCCAGTTCCTCAAATACTCTGGGGCAGCCGCAAGTACCGCAGATTTGTTGCAGCAAATGTGGGTAAACCACTATGAAATAGATGGGAAAAGTAATGCGTGGCTAACTGTGCCTGAGAAATTATGGCCCACCATCAGGGCCAATCTTGGGGAGGGGTTTGGCCTTATTATCCTAAATGCGTCGTTTATGGCTGTTGGTCATATCTATAGCAGGGCTGAGTGGAGACAAGCTAAAACACCGCAACAAAGATATGACCTAGCGGTAAAAAACGGAATGGCCCTTTACAGGTCAACAAGGCTCAGAGATTTCCTTACAGAAGAATACACAGACCCTACTGGAGCCGGGAGGGCGAGGATCGAAGGGGTAATGCAGGAGCTATATGCTCTGAGGCGAGTCGCTGCACTCCCGCCACCCGAGGCAGAGATGCTTGGTGCGCTTGAGAGCCGCATGGGACTGAAACCCGGCGACTCCCTGACGGGTAATTATCAACTTGTACGAACGGCACAAGATGAAACCGTCCGTTATTGGGAATACGTGGACACACAGACGGGCGAGATTATGTGGCGGGATTCAGCCCGCGCTGGGGGACACTATAGGCAACCACTAACCGCAGCAGAGTTTGATGCGGCGCAAAAGGCGGGTGGCCTTGAGCGCGATATAACTCTAATCCAAACAACTCCCGATGTTGCCAGGCCCGCTTATAACGTGATGAACGATCACAGGAAGAGTGACAAAGAAGAAGAGTGGACGGAGGAGTTGACAGAAGAACTCATCGCAGATCCCAAGAACATCACATCCGATCCTGGTGGCGAGGGCGGGAAGCTGGTGGTTCCAAAGGAGAAAGCCCCCGCCGAGGCAGAAGCCCCCCGCGAGAAAGCCCCCGCCGAGGCAGAGGTTCCTGTTGAAGCAGCACCCCCAAGAAACAGAATACAGGAGGCGGTTGAACACTCAGCCCCGGCAGATTTGGTTGAAAGCCCTGCTGATCTTCATGCTGCTTTTGTTTCGGCGGCGAAGAACATTGTGACAAGGTTGCCCCGAGTTTACCGCATGTGGCTCAATAACATCCTCGCCAGCATCGGGAACCTGGACATGGATACACGGGCTTTCTCAGAGGCTACACGCAAGAAATACTTGGATATGTACCAGCGGGTTGCTGCGGGCGACATGAGCATTCCATACGACACCAGTATTGACGGCCAGGTTTCTCGTCTACGGAAGGTACAGGTAACAGAGGAATCCATGAAAGGGGAGATGAAAGACCCTGACCTCAATGTGGACCCACAAAACGTCCTTGAGGCACTACAGGCCATTCATACTGTCAACTCCATCTATGCCCTGCAAAGATCACTCAACGCCAGGCGACGCACGGAAAGGGTGGATAAAGAAACACAGGGTGTTGCTGACGAAACTGCGCGGAGAGAGCCTAATAAGGGTCGCCCAGACTTGAGGAAAAAACGGACTTACAAAGAAGACGACGTATTGGTTAGGTTGGGATTCAGGAGGGCGGGCGATAAAAAACCCATCAAGTCTGTGTGGGGCGGGCTTTATGGTGTGTATATGCGGTCGAGCTTGTTGCAGCTCACGAAGCGTTTGGCAGATAAGTCTGGCGGGGTGATGTATTACACCTTCTACCTTCGGACACGGAAGATTTTGGGTCAGATTCAGGCCGACTCAGAAATCTCTGCCGATGCGAGGCGGGCGGCGTTTAGAAACATGGGTTTGACCAAAGAGGAGTTGATACAGCTTTCCGATGCGGTTGGAAGTCCGGGGTCAACTGGTACAACGACAATCAGGGTACAGCGGAAGAACGAGGAGGGTAGGTTTGAGGACATCGACCTTGAAATATCATACGGTCAACTGGAGCATCTGTACCGTACGCTGATGGACCCTTGGAATAGGGATCTACTCCTGAACGAAGGGGTTGTGAAAGATGCTGAAGGCAACACAATAGGCGTGGAAAGGGCTGGTATTTACATAAAGGGGACGCACGATACATGGGATGCAGAAGCGGGCAAGGGCGGCGGCTTCTACTTGACCGAAGAGATGATGAGGAAACTAACTGATCCAGAGTTTCCCGTGGGCGAACGCGACATGAATATGGTTGCCTTTGAGGTCGCCTTGTACCACCACTCACACATGGCGTATGAGGTCAGGAATCGTTTGTCCGATCATTACTTGGAAAACGGCTTGCCGGATAAAACGCACGATAACTATGAAGCAAGAAAATGGAAAATGCGACCAGAGGCCCGGAGTGATCGAGAGAGGGGGGAAATCCCAGAAGAGTTGCAACAGGGGCTTCACGGGGATAACCGAGCAAGTGTCGAAAGGGACACCGGCATTGGCAAGGATCGTGTTCTTCCCGAGGATGCGGTGTATGAGAATTTCATAGAAATAGAGGATGGGATACAGCAGTTTGATCGCCATGTGCAGCAATCGTCTGCCCTGGCTCGCCTCGGCTCACACTTTACCGATCTCTACAGCATACTTTACGACCCACTTGCCGGAGAGGGCAGTATGGGCCTGATGGAATTAATGAAGGGGACAGAGGGCGAGTTCCCTCTGCGTCAGGTTGAACAGGTGCTTCGGAATATAACGATGGAGGTTCTTGGCCTTACTGGTCGTGAAGATGCTTTTGCCAGAGCCGCAAGGTTTGTAAGGCGGACATCTACCGCTGGTATGCTGACGGGCAACCTCAGAGTTGCTATGGCACAGTTTACTTCGGTGGTTCTTACGGGTCACTACATCCCAAAGCACATCCTAACCACATCTATGGGCCTGGCGGCGGCAGCCAGAGCGCGTGGCGACGGCTCGCGGCAGGCTGGCATAGTAGAACGGGCAAACAGGAACCCATACTTGCGCGAGAGATTCAACGGTGATGGTCACAGGATCATCAGTAACTCGGGAGAAGGTGGAAGGGCGTTGGGGATGGAGGCTGTGACCGCGTGGGAGCGGTGGGAGGATATCTCTTGGTCTGGTGTCAAAGGCTTTGACTCCGCAGCGGTCTATAGAATCCAAGATGGGGTTGAGGTGTGGGTGTCTGATCAGTTGGAGAGATCCCTGACCAGCGAAGCAACGGGCTATAGGGTTATTGACAGGTTCACCAAGAAAGACAGAACTGATGAGTTCGCGGAAGTCGCCAGAAGGCTCATTGATCCCGAGACTGGCGAACTAAAGGTGGATCTCTATGACAGATTAGTAGCTGAGTTGGTAAACGAATGGGTGATTGATGTTCTTGTTCGGACACAGCCAACATTCGATGCTTTACACGATGACTTTGTTTCGTCGTTGGGAAAGACCAACGCCACACTGGGCCTCTTCCTCATGTTCCGTGCCTTTAGAAACAAGTATGTGACACACGTAACTGATGAGATGTGGGAGATGAAGAGGGAAATGAACGAAACCGGGAAGTTCCCGCTCGGAACAGCCCTAAGCTTGACTGTTACTTCGATGATTATGAATATTACATACGTTGCCCACTATGAAAAGTATGCACATCTCCTGGGGCGCAAGAGCTTGTTCGGGGATCAAGATGATCCCGATAACGGCAAACTTGGGTTGTGGATAAGAAAGAACATCGAAACCCTCGGTGCATTCATTCCGTTTGGAAACATAGCCCCAGTTCTCGAAGAAATTATGGCGATGATTGATGATTCAGATGGTAGGCCCATAGACGCGAACAGCTCTCCTGTTTTCCGCGTGATGCAGGAATTAGTGCATGCGGTCGCTGAATCCCCGGAGCTTATTGCGGAATACCGTAAATCGGGGGACTTGCCCGAACTTCTTATACAAGCGATTGATACATATGAGGTTTTTGGTATCGCTGCGGGCAACAAGAACGCAGTGGTCAACGTTCTGACGGATATCCTTGAGTTTGTTCTGTCGTCTGAAGCCGACCCATCGAGCATCCCTAGTGGACGAATGCGACCAATTGAACGGCGTGGAAGGCCCAAGCCAGAAAACGCCGATGAAGATTACAACACGATTACAGGTGGATTACGATGACCATTACTAATACAGCGGATCGTTCTACGCACACAGTATCAGGCTCGGCTTCAAGCCCGTCGTTCTCTGTTCCGTTCAAGTTCCTGGCGAACAGTGACATCATTGTGCTTTTTACCCTCACATCATCCGGGGTAACAACCACCCTTACAGAAGGCACATCCTCTGCCAATCCACCGACAGAATACACCCTTACTGGAGCTGGCGATGAGAGCGGTGGGTCGGTTCAGTTGCACGGAACCACATCAGCAGGAACCCTTGAGATCGTCCGTGTTGTCTCAGCGACACAGGAAAACGATTACCAGGCGGGCGGGGTGTTCTCCGCAGAGAGCCATGAGGACTCCCTGGACAAGTTGACCATGATTGCACAAGGGGCGATTCGTCCCTCATCAAGCGATCCGACAGCTTGGGATGCAGGCCCACCACGTAGCGGCTCATCCGCTGCGACTACCCGCCAGGTCAAGAACGTCAAGGCCGGGACAGCCGATACCGATGCAATCAACAAGGCGCAGTTGGATGCTGTCCAGACCACAGGCGGCAACCTGCCAACCGTTACTACAGACGATAACGATGACATGATCGCCGTTGTTTCTGGCGCATGGACCGAGAGAACGCCTGCACAGATCAAGACTACGCTGGGCCTGGATACGGGCGACAACGCACGGTTCGACCGCCTTGGCGTAAACATTGATCCTGCGACGATAGCAGACGGCGACATCAAGACGGCGGGCGATGTCACGGTTGGTGATGACCTCACGGTTTCTGGTCGGATCAGTGGCTCTCTGGCTGCTCCACTTGGCATGGGTGCGGTTGACCCGTCACACGGCCACGTTCACATCACCACATCAGACCTAGCTTCTTCTAGTGCGCATGCCGATTCAGATGAGTTGGTCATTGAGAACGCCACCACCGCTGGCATTACCATTGCGAGTGCAACCACGGGGAACATCCACTTTGGCGATGCTGCTGACAACGACATAGGCAAGATCGTCTATACCCACGGCGATGACACGATGACTTTTACATCGGCTACGGAGGACACCCTTGTTCTTGATGCTGGGAATAACCAGATTGATGCTAAGAACAACAAGATCATCAATGTCACAACTCCATCTGCCGGGGCAGACGAGGGCGAAGTTGCAACTGTTGGGTATGTCGCCAACGTGGCTCAAAACTGGACGTTACTGCAAACCAAGGTCGTAACTGGCGATGAACCCGCAGGATCAGTCACCTTCGCCAGCGATGACAGTACGACGGCTTGGGAAGATTTATTGGAACTCCGCTTGGTCGCTACGGATGTGGTTGCCGCGACTTCTGGGGACCATCTTGCTATGCGGTGGAGTACCGATGCTGCTGGTGCTTCGGGGAATATGTACGGCAATACGTCAAATGAACGTGCCGGTTATTTCTGGCGTGGTCATACTTACGGTATTCCCACTGGCAGGGGTATGGATGCTGGTAGCACCACTGACCCTATTTCCGGCCCCCATCTAGACAATTGGCATGAATATGTGATTGGACAGGGGGCACTGGGCGGCAACTCGATATGGCTTATATTCAACCCACTCCATAACGATAGTGATGGTGTCGACCCTAATGTGGATGATGGATTTGGCCTCATTGGCTATAACGCAGACGATAATACGATTGATGGTAGTTCGTCCAGTACGGCTGATACCGTAACCGCGCAAAAGTTGTGTTCCTTAGATATGAGATTCCTCAATCCTGCACCAAGCTCCACTCTGCAACCTGTAACTCGGCCTATATGTACGTTTACAGCAACCATGACTACATGGAGAACCGATGCTAGTAATACCAGCCTATATTCAACAATTGTAGATGGATTCTGTGGTGTAGAACCGCAGCACCTAGAAGTAGAGGGGGCGAGCCTGGGTGGTGCGGGCATTGCTGACCAGCCGAGTGGAACCGCTACCGGTGGTCCGTGGGTCACGTTCCCCGTCAGATCCTTCAATATGTTTATGGATAACTTCGGCTCCAGCCCCGGTGGTCTTGGTGGCGGCGGTGGCAATATCCACCAAGGCAACTTCTACCTCTTTGGACTCTCGAAGGGTTCCTGATGGATGATGCTGCCACCAAAGCCCTTGAACTGATCGAAGAACTTGAACGGACTGAGAACCGTAACAAGATCAAGTATCTCTATGCCAAACTTGCCGAGGATGGGCATGAGGGTGGGCCTTATGGTTGGCAGCACAAGTGGCACAATGCAGGGGCAGACAGTCCAGAGCGTGCGATCATTGCGGGGAACCGGACAGGCAAGACCAGGACGGCGGGGGCGGAAGTCGCCATCCACTTGACAGGCATCTACCCGGAGTGGTGGAAGGGCAGGCGGTTCAAGCAACCGAATAAATGGATCGTCGCTGGACCCACCAACGAACTGACGCGCGATGTGTGCCAACAGATGTTGTTTGGTGACATGATGGAGGGCGTGAAGGAACCCAATGGCGAGGGCTGGGTTCCAAAGAGTTGTATCGGTGAGTTCTCGTTCAGGCAGTGTGGTGTGCAGAACGTCCTCGACAGTGTGCGGGTGAAGCATGTGACGGGTGGATGGAGCGAGGTAGCGTTCAAGTCATACGAGCAGGGCAATGTCAAATTTCAGGGAGTGTCCCGTGACGGCGTATGGCTGGACGAGGAACCCACTGATTCGACCATCTTCACCGAATGCCAAACCCGTGTCCTCGACAGGAAGGGACTCATCATATTTTCTCGTACCCCCTTGTTCGGGATGTCTGACATCATTCGGCACTTCATCAGCGGGGGCGATGGCATCTTCTACTCGACGGCAACATGGGAGGAATCCCCCCACCTGAACAAAGTGGAGCGTGACCGCCTGTATATGTCCTACCCTGAGCATGAACGTGCGACACGGGCCAAGGGTGTACCGATGATGGGGTCAGGTGGTGTCTACACCGTCGCTGACGAGGAGATCATGTGCGACCCATTTGAGATCCCCTCGTATTACCGCAGGATTGTGGGGATTGACTTTGGCATCGACCACCCGGCAGCGGCGGCGTGGATTGCGTTCGACGCAGACACAGACGTAATCTACGTCACTGACTGCTACAAGAAGTCAGGCGAGACAGCTCTGTACCATGCCAACGCGATCTCCCAGCGTGGCGATTGGATTCCTGTTGCCTGGCCCCATGACGGTATGGTTCGTGACAAGGGTGGGGGTGTGGCATTGAAGGATCAGTACATGCAGCATGGGTGCAACATGCTTCCTGAGTCTGCACGGTATGACGATTACAAGGGCGGTGGGCAATCAAGAGAACCTATCACCATCGAGATTCTAGAGCGTATGCGGACGGGGCGGTTCAAGGTGTTCCGCCACCTCCATGAGTGGTTCGAGGAGAAGAGGATGCTCCACCGCAAGGACGGGCGTATCGTGCCGGAAAAGGACGATATAGAATCAGCAACAAGATATGCTGTGATGAGCCTGCGTTACGCAACCAGTGATGAGGAGGAGAACGCTCCTCGCCAAGAATACCAAGACTTCAGCCAGTATGATCCGTTGGCTGACTTCTCAAGGAGTATCTACACATGAGTTTTAGTTTCTCTAATCCACACGCGAATCCTTCATGCCTTCGTGGGCCATTCATGCAGCAGATGTTGGTGGGGGCAATGATCGGGAAAATGGTGTCACCAAACGCAAGCAAGTTGTCTCCCCTCACACCTCCGGGTGCGCCTCAGCCACCCACATCGGCGGGCATTGCGCCAATGGCAAACCAGTTGATGGCACGGCGATCACAAAGGCGCACGCCACAGGCGATGGTCTTTGGCCCACACACGATGAGTTCAGAGCCATATACAGCAACGATGTTGGGAGGCTGATGTGCCGGTAAACGTGAATGACGTAATCAAGCGTTACGAAGCTGCCAAAGGTGCCAGGGATAACTGGGAATGGCATTGGCAGGAGATTGCCGAGTTGGTATTGCCAACCCGCGATTTTACGGTTGACTTCAACGACGGGGACCAAAGACGGAATCGAATTTACAACGAAGTCGCTCCTGATGCCTGCGAGTCTCTAGCGTCGGCATTGAGCGGAATGCTTACAAATACATCCATTCGTTGGTTCTCATTGACGTTGGCCGACTATGAGCTTGCCCAAAACGAGGAAGCAAAGGTATGGCTCTATGACACTACAACCCGGATGCTGGATTACTTTGACTCCAGTGAGTCGGGCTTTGCGACAAACAGCCATGAAATCTACCTTGACCTGTGTGCATTTGGCACGGGTGTCATGCTTGTCAGGAGATCGCCCAACTCCCTGACGTTCCAAGCACGACAACTCTCCAACTTCTACATGACCGAGAACGATGCTGGCGAGAGGGTGGAGTGCTATCGACGCTTCAAGATGACGGCTCTGGAGGCGTATGAGGTATTCGGAGATGACTTGCATGAGAAGATCATCAAGGCTGTAGAGGAACCCAAGCACAGAGATAAGAAGTGGGAGTTCATCCACGCTGTAATCAAGCGGTCGGATCGTGACCCGTTGAAGGTCGATTCCAAGAACATGCCGTTTGCCAGCATCTACATTGACATAAAGAACAAGGAGTTGGTCAGGGAGGGGGGGTTCAGTTCCATGCCCTACCTCGTCCCACGATGGTCGAAGGCTCCAGAGGAGGTATACGGTCGCTCGCCCTCGATGAAGATTCTCCCAGGCATCAAGATGGTCAACGCCATGAGCCGGGCTGTGATCGAAGCGAGTGAGCTGGCTATACGCCCACCCCTCCTTATCCCGGCCAACAGCATTGAGGGACCGATCAGGACTACGCCTGGTTCGATCATGTATACACGGTCGGGGACCAGGGAGTTGCCACAGCCATTGATGAGTGGCGCAAGGCCCGACATAGGCGAGGGCCTGCTTGCTCATCGTGAGTCACGGATCGAAAAGGCATACTTCCTCGACACATTCAAGTTACCTGACAACGACCGAATGACGGCAACAGAGATCATTGAGCGCAGGCAGCAGGGGCTACTTGCCGCAGCACCCATGCTCAGTCGCCTGTACGAAGAGTGGCTAAACCCAGTCATCCAGCATGTGTTTGAGTGGATGCGGGATACAGACAGGCTCATGCCCATGCCGGATGTTATCGCTGATCGTGACCTGAACATCTCGTACCGATCCCCGATGGCATTGTCCAAGAAGCAGAGCCAGGGGCAGAGCTTCATGCAGGCGATGTCACTTGTTACGCCTCTGGTTCAAGTCAACCCAGCGATCATGGATAATCTGAATGCTGACATTGCCTTCCGTGATCTGTTCGACATGAACAACGTAGATCCATCGTACCTTCGCAGTTCTTCGGAGGTTATGATGGGTAGGCAGCAACAGGCACAGCAGGAACAACAGATGCAACAGGCGCAGCTCGCACAACAGCAGGCATCAGCTTCCCGTGACGCTGCTGCTGGCATGAAGGACATAAGTGAGGTTCCGGGTGTCTGACGTACAAGCACAGAAACGCGAGGACTACAAGATCACGTTCGGATCAGAGCAGGGTCAGCGGGTGTTGCGCGACCTCATGGGGCTGTTCCATGTTGGAAGAAGCACGCATATCCCCGGCGATTCTGGTGAGTCTGCGTTCCGAGAGGGTGAACGGCACGTTGTCCTTCACTGCTTATACATGATGGCCGAGAGGAGTGATCCAGAACACCTAGTGAACACACTCGATCAGGCCGAAGTAGATTATGTGAGGTACTGATATGGCTTTGGGAGACAATGTTTCATTCGCAGACGCAACGGTTTCCAAGCATGGACCGTTCGATACCCATATAGCGAACTCGATCACCCGTCCTGCCCAGATTTCTTCTGCCTGGACAATCATCCATACAACACCAGAGACACACGACCATCCCACGGGTAGTGATGGTGCTGTGAACCTGCGGCCCGACCTTATCGTGTCTGCGGGTACTCAGTATGTTGATGTTGATGGACGGGGGACTTCCCTCGTCCTCATGCATAGGTACGACGATGCAGAGACATCGGGGACATCGCCAATTATCTATGTGTTCGGACGTAGTGGTACATCAGACCCGTGGTGTCGCTTGAAGAATAAGTCTGATTCGATTACCGCCACCCTTACTGCCGACTTCACCAACGACATTGAGGATGGGACATTTGCGTATACGACCCCCGACCCTGACGATCATGTTTTCGATCTACTGGGATGCAACCAGGTTCTCGTTGCCGTCAAAACACAATCCACCCTTGATGATGCTGGCGGCGGCAACATCGGGGACATACTTGCCAAGGTGATCTAATGGCAAGCTCTGAGGGCCAAGTTGTCAGACTCTCCCATAAAGACTGGGCTGGCATAATGGTCGCCCTCTTCTTCCTGCTTGCCACGGGAGCCGGTGTATTCGCCAGCACACATAGAACTATTACTCAGTTGCAAGTCAATCAGGCTGTGATCTCCGCCCACTTGGAGAACATCGCCTCTATGCAGGAACGCATGCTCAACAGGATTGAGCGGCTGGAAAACGCGGAATGAAACTCAGGTATCTCCTTCTCCTTCTTTTCACGGCGGGTCTTTGTGGGTGTCGCAGCAACCCATTCTCCTCTCTGTTTACACGCGTGGGTAGCGCGCTTTCACCGGATAAAGCTCCACTTCCGGTGGTCCCCGACCTTGCCGATCCCCTCAGCCCACTTACCTGGACTGGGGGCATTGCTATTCTTGGTGGCATCATCCTCATCACAGTGACTAGGTTCCTTGGAACCCCCACCAGGGGTGTTTGTCCCCTGTTTATCGGGGTCGGACTGTGCGTCGGCTCGTGGTTACTACAGAAATATGCCGATATATTCGTAGTGCCGATTGCTGTGGGTTCAGCAGTTGTGGCAGGCGTGGCGGTGTGGATCTCGATACAACGATTCTTGAAGGGACAGGGTAATGACTGATCTGTTTCAGAATGTCTTTGCACTTGCAGGCAGTTGGGTGATCGCGTTCGCCTTGGGTCATCTGACCGGAGCGACGGTTGTGACGCTCATCAAAGGGATGGCCTCCAAGCTCCTGCCCAAATAAGGGTGAGCCGGGGGAGAGCGATTTGATATCCAAGTTTGTAGCTGCTTCTTGCATCCACGCTCCCTTTCAGGACGAGGAAGGGCGAGAGTGGCTGTGTTCTACCATTGCAGAAGTCAAGCCTACGCACATCATCATCCTGGGCGATGTGATGGACGCTGTAGCTGCATCGGTACACGGCGATGAGGTGTCGCATAGCCTGGAGGATGAGTTTGAGTCTGCTGCTGGCTACCTCAACTCACTGAGGGAGGCGTGGCCCGAGGCCAAGTGTGTCTGGAACCACGGCAATCACGATGACAACATACTTCGGAAAGACCCCCGGCGTATCCCTGCCGACCTGCGATCCCTATGCGACTGGAACAACCACAAGGAGTTCGGCAAGGAGTTCCGGCGGTGGAAGCAGCGTCCATACGCCAAGAGTAAGAAGGGCTGTTATCAATTAGGGCAGATTATTTTCTACCATGGGTTCGACATCTCGGTGAACTCCGACCAAGACGAGGGGCTACAGATGAACTACGCCTGTGGCGCACACCCCTGGCGGCTCACTGTGCGAGGACATACACACCGCCCCGTCGATATTACGCAGGCCAGGCGAACCAGCAAAGTCCTCTTACCGAACTGGCACTGCAACGTCGGCTCTATCGGGCTGGGCAACAGACAGCCGGAATACATGCTCAGGAAGGACACATCCCTATGGGGCAGGGCTGCGTGTGTGGGTGAGGTAAAGATGGGGCGTGCAAGCAGGAAGGTCGCCAAGGAGTGGGAAGCAGAGATAAGGCGTATGCCATGAGGAAGCTACTTGAGGATACGTTGAGCCAAGAGGAGAGGGATGAACTGCTGGCTCTCCCTGGCTGCAAGTCCCGATTCGACAAAGACACCCCGCCCATCATCGCTGGCCTGCTTGAGCAGTTACGGGAACACGCCCCGATCAAGGCTGACGGCTTGAGTTATTACAAGATCGAAGCCCTGTCCAGCGGTCACGGTTGGCATTACGATGGATGCAAGCGGGATAAGACAACCCCCAACCACATGCCCTGGTGTCAATGGTCAGCCGTCACCCTCCTGGCTGAACCAACGGCCTTCACCGGTGGAGTCCTTGAGTTCCGTGATCCCGATGAGTCCTATGAACCAGAGGATTTGTACTGCAACACCGTCCTCTACTCAAGCGGGATGGAAAACGACCCACAGCTTCACCGCGCAACGACAAACTCAGGGGGCCGCAGGGTACTCCTGATGTTTATGGCTTGACCTGTTAGGAGCCTGTTAGGCCGACGAGAAGCCCGTCTAAGGCATTTGTCCAAAGAAAAGGGG